CTGCTGACTTGCGTATCTACATGCCTACTCAATTGGTTAATATCTACCGATTAGGTGTAGCTTCAGGTAACACTAATGCATACATCACTCAGGATCTAGCTTTGACTTACTTAGGTATCAAAATAGTACTTTGTCCAGGGATGTCTAATGATACTTTTGTAATCACTTTGAAAGATAACCTTATCTATGCATTTGATGGTGAAGGTGACTCTTCTGACTTACGTGCTGTAAACTTAGCAGATACTGTTGCTGAGCCAGTTATCAGAACACGTGCTAACATGAAAGTAGGATTTAGCTTTGTTAACCCTACAGATATCGTTTACTACGCTTAATATTAACTCATAGAGGGGGGCAACCCCCTTTATATAAAACTTTATAATCATGCCAACATGTCAAGCCCTCGAGGCCATTTTAAAAAGTTGCGATAATAACAGTGGGGGTATCTATGGTATATGGATTAACCAACAGGATAATATCGACTCTATCACACCTACAGATCCATCTGCAGGTTTAGGATGGGAAATCACTGCTATCACTTTAGTAGCTCTTGCTCCATTATTTGAGAACTATTACATCCGTAGAAACACCTCTAGCTTTACAGAAGAGGCTGCTATAGATTTAGTTAATGGATCATCTTTTGTTACTCAGACTATTGCTTTAATGTTTCACAGACGTGAAGCTGATAAGTCTAGAGCTATCAAAATTTTGGGATCAGGTCAACAGTATCTTACTGCAGTAGTATTAGATGCTAATGGTAAGTATTGGTACTTCCCATACTTACAAGTTTCTGCAGTAGCTGAAGGATCAGGAACTGCTAGAGCAGATGGTAGTAAATATGCCGTTACTTTGGTAGCTGAAAATGAGTACTTAGCTTATGAGGTAGATATGACTCCTGCTGCTTTACTTGCTATCGGAATATCTTAATACATTTAACACGCTTAAATTAGCCCTGCATATTGTGGGGCTTTTTTTATTTCTAAACATTTTGAAGTAAACATATAATATAGGTATGATATACATTGAACAGGGAGTGATTAACCAGGTAGTTCTAACCTTAACAGAGGTTACTACTGTATCTACCCCTCACTATCTCTTTGCTTTCACTAATGAAATGAATACTACTTCTAGCACTCAGTTATTTACCACTGCAGATGTTAGCTTATGGCCTGAAAGATACAATCTCTTTGTACTTAATGAGCCTGTAGACATCACATTATTGCAAGGGCAGTTTGTTTATCAGATTTATGAGAGCTCAGTACCCTATGTACTACCTTTATCTATTTCACAATCAACAGGTGTAGTGATAGAAGAGGGTAGAATGGTGGTAAGTGGGCCAGTAGGCACCTCAATATACGATTAACTATGGCATGGTATAATAATTTTTTTAAGAAAGAAAGCACATCTCCTGAAATGGTGGAGGGATATCAATCTTTTAGCACCCCTTTCTTACCTGTAGGTAAAGGTGATTTATCACTGCCCTATGTTAATGGTAGATATGCCACTAATATGTGGGTGAGATTTGGTAATGATAACCTATATCCTCAACTACTTAACCAGATGTATTTTTCTAGTCCACTTCATGGTGCCATAGTAGATTATAAAACTAATGCAGTGATAGGTGGTGGCTTTGCTTTGGCTACTGACAAACTAACTACCCCTGAGAAGCTAGAGCTTTATATGTTTGAAAGAAAAACTAAATTAAAGCATATAGTTAAAGCTGTTACACGTCAATTAATTGTGCACAATAGAATTTATTTTAAACTTTATTTTGACAGCACTAAGAAATTAGTTAAGATAGAGAATGTATCACCTGAGAAAGTAAGGATATCTAGGTACAAAGATATGTATTATCTATGTGAGGACTGGAGTACTAATATAGATGTAAAAGAAATTAAACCTTACCACGTAGCGTGCTCTGATTATGAGCAGTTATATTGCTATGAGATTAAATCACTAGGGCAGGATTACTATTCACTACCACAATATACCTCAGCTTTAAACTTTGCTTTCCTATCAGGTGAGCTTAGCTACTTTGCTAAAAGTAATATACAAAATAGTGTATTTCCTAGCTTTGCTATGATGTTCCCTAAGAGGCCACAATCAGAAGAGGAGAAGCATATGATTAAGGAAACTATTGATCGTATGAAAGGTGCTGCTAATGCAGGTAAAGCTGTTGCATTTTTTGCTAACTCACAGGATCAGTTACCTAAGATAGAAAGCCTGCCTACAAATGGTAATGATAGTCTATTTCAGGAAGCCTCACAGCTTAATACAGAACAGATTTGCTTTGCTCACACTATAGATCCTATCTTAATGGGTGTACGTACTACAGGAAGCCTTGGAGGTGGTGCAGATATTAAGCAGGCCTATGTGATATTTGAAAAGAACGTAGTAATGGAGCTGAGAGGGTGTGTTATGGCTATCTTTAATGAGCTATTAACTATCTCCAAAATACCTGCAGAATTTACTATCAATAACTTCCAGATAATTAATGAGAATATAGTAGAGCTAGAAGCTGAAAGCTCCAAAGTAAATGATGCAATTAACTCACTTAGTCCATTGGTAGCTAATAAGGTACTTGAAACTATGACTATAAATGAGGTGAGAGCTTTAGCTTCCCTTCCTCCTATAGAGGGTGGAGATTTAACACAAAGTGCAGCAGCTGCTGTAGTAGTAACCGAAACAACAACCCCTGTATAATGCTATACTTCATAACAGAAACATACTTAAAAGTTAATACTCCTATTACAGCTAATGTAGATGTAACAGATGTTACTCCATACATAGCTACTCAGGCAGCACTAAGAATACAGCCTATTTTGGGCACCACTTTCTACAATCACATGCTCACAGCTTATAATGCTCAGACGCTTACACCTGATGAGATAGATCTAGTGGAGTTTATACAGCCAGTGATAGCATGGAGATCTGCAGAGGATGCCGTATTTGGACTTACCTACCAACTAAAAAACAAGGGACTGCAAACACAATCAGGTGATTACTCTGCTAGCGTATCTAGATCAGAGGTAGCCTTTGGGATGGAGCACTATGCACAGAAAGCTAGCTTTTTTGAGCAGAGATTAATCAGATGGCTACTAGCTAACAAAAATTTATTTCCTATATTCATATCTATCACTAACATGGATACAGATTTACGGCCTATGTTTAACAACTGTAGCTGTATCACTCAATGGCAAAATGTATGCACTGGTATGTGTGGTAACCTTAGAGAGAATGGCTATAATAACAGCATATTAATACTATGAGACTACAGCTAGCCATCTTATTAACCACAATTAAACAATCAATAGTGCAAATACTAACTGTGATAGGTGCTTTCTTTTTACCTATATCAGGGATATTGTTTTTAATTGGTTTTGCTATAGTGGTGGATACCATCACAGGGATATGGAAGGCTAGAAAATTAAAGATAGCTATAACATCTAGGAAGCTATCCACTATCATATCCAAAATGATGCTGTATGAGGTGGCTGTAATTGGTTTCTACTTAATAGACTTTTGGATCCTTAATGATATTATTTTAAAGTTTTTTTCAGTGCCATTAATGCTTACAAAAATACTTAGTCTGATCCTAGTGAGCATAGAAGTGATGAGCATAAATGAAAACTACAAAGCAGTGAAAGGTATAGACATTTGGCAGGGTATGAAAAACCTATTTGCCAGGGCTAAAGAAATTAAAACAGATCTCAATGGACTTAGACATAACCAAGATAATACAACACCGATTATCTAAAGATCAATACGTAGATGAGCTTACTGATAAGAGACAAATCTATTTGCACCATACTGCAGGTGGGCCAGATGCCCTATCAGTAGCTAAATTCTTTAACCAAAAAGTAGGGAAGGTAGCAACTGCTTTTATCATTGGTAGTAAGGGTACAATAGTGCAGTGCTTCAGCTCCAAAAATTGGGCTTATCACCTGGGATTAAAACAGGAAGTATTTAGTGAAGCAGGAGTAACTTATAGGAGCTTAGATAGATTATCTGTAGGGATAGAGATATGCAACTATGGACCACTAACTAAAAGGAATGGCTACTACTATAACTATGTGGGAGGCAAAGTAGATTATACTCAGATAACAATCTTAGATAAACCATACAAAGGCCATATATATTGGCAGGCTTACACAGATGCACAAATAGAGAGCACTAGACAGCTTCTAGTGTACCTTTGTGATCAGTATAACATCCCTAGAGATTACTATGCTAGCATCTTTGATATTGATAAACGTGCTTTGAGGGGAGAAAATGGTATATTTACACACAATAGTGTGAGAAAAGATAAGTCAGATATTTATCCCTGCCCACGTATGATAGCAATGCTAGAGAACTTATGAGATACATCCTACCAATTATAGCACTATGCCTGTTAGGCTCCTGCTCTGATGCTAAAAAAGCACAGTACCACTACAAAAAAGCTATAAAATTTGGACTGCAAGTAGTGCAGGATAGCGACACTATTAGAATAATATCAGTGGATAGCATACCAGTGGTGATAAATGATACTATCATATGGGAGAAGGTGATCAGAACTAAAGATACTATTATCAATTTTAAGAATGTTTACATCCCTAAGACCAGGTGGCAAACAAGAATAGAGTACAGATATAAAACGCAACTTGTAAAGCAGGATGTACTCAAATATAAGTACATATATAAAGCAGAAAAAAAGCAGAAAGCTAAAACTAATTGGCTGCTCTTTATAATAGGATTTTGCTGTGGGATAGCTCTATTCTTTATTCTTAGATTACTAGATAAACTATACAACCCCTTTAAATAACTTTATGATTAGACATGGTAAGAATGTTCACGAACTTGTGTTAGCAGGTAGTGAGGTAAAAGTAGCTATTCTTAGTGATTTGCACTGGGATAACCCACACACTGATAGAGAGCTAATCAAAAGGCACCTAGACTACTGCTTAAAAGAGGATATACCTGTAATGATCAATGGTGATATGTTCTGTTTAATGCAAGGGAGGGGAGATAACAGGAGAAATAAATCTGATATAAGACCTGAGCACAATAATGCAAGGTATTTAGATAGTATAGTAGAGACAGCTGTAGAATGGTTCCTACCCTATGCACATATCATTAAGCTAATAGGATACGGTAATCATGAAACTGCTATAATTAAATTTCAAGAAACTGATATACTTCAGAGATTTGTAGATATCTTAAACTTTAAAGCAGGATCTAATGTGCAGGTAGGAGGTTATGGTGGATGGCTAATAATAAAGCAAACATCACAAAGCAATAGCACTGCATCCTTTACCACTAAGATTAAGTACTTCCATGGATCAGGTGGTGGTGGTATAGTTACCAAAGGTGCTATTAATTTAACCAGGGCTCTAGAGCTTTATGAAGGATTCGACGTATTTGTTATGGGCCATATCCATGAGAACAGCTGTAGGAATGATGTAAGGGATACAGTAGAAAGCCATCCACAATCAGGCTACACACTTAAGCAGAAGCAATTGCACCTAATGCTCACAGGTACCTACAAAGAGGAGTACGGTGATGGATCCCATGGATGGCATGTAGAGAGAGGAGCACCCATTAAGCCATTAGGTGGTAGGATACTTACTATTAAATGTGTGAGAGACTCTACGAAGGAAAGAAAAAACCACAAATACATAGATAGTATCAAATTTAATATGTAATTTTGCACTAGGTTAATACGCCCAATGTGTTGCCTAAACCCCTCTGCATCTTTGGTTAGTTTGGCAGGGGGGTATTTTTTTGTCACAAATCTTTGTATAATTGTACCTGCTTATTTTACTTTGTTGGTTATAACTAACATAGTAGCTAGAATGGTGGCTTAATGTATAATATAACTAACATTTTAACCGTTTTTTGTCAAGTATATTTAAGGTTATCACCTTACTTCTCATGTATAAATTCAGGCTATTCCTTTACATTCCTTATTTAGAATGATTATAAATTACGCAATAGTTGTAAACAATTCATTGTAAGTACGTATATTTGCAACACTAATTAAAACTAACCAATTATGACCGATCAAAATTTAACAGCTGTTGAGTACCTACTCCAGCAAATTAACACTAACACTGCTTTTACTGACAAGCAATGGGAGAGCATCTGCGAATTAGCTCTAGCTATGGAAAGATCACAGTTAATATCTGCAGAAATTAAAGCAATTGATAACCTTTACAAAATTCAAAAGAAATGAGAAAGAAACTAACCGACCTTGTGTATTATTTTACACCCCTTACAGATGAGCATAGAGACATTGTAAGCACTTGTGCTGTGTTTATATTGTTTTGGGTGAGTGTTTATACATTTGCTTACATTACTAACCTTTAAAACGCTTTAAAATGAATTTAACAGAAGACTTACAAGTAGACAAGTATACAGCCTCTTTATGGTATGAGGTGGGCCGTATTGAATTTATCTTAGATTTTGAGTGGAGCTTTGTCTCATTTGATCCTGAAACTAATGAATGCATAGTAGATGTATCCCTGGAGAAAGGCGAGCAGTGGTGCAACAGCGTATGCCATCCCTTCACTCCTAATAAAGATGAGCTGAAAGAAATAATAACAGCTATTGAGGATAGCATCCTAGAAGATCCTGAGAGATTTGATGTGTGTGAATGGGAGGAAAATAACAGAGATTATTATAACGACCTAAACAACGATAGAGATGACAGATAACACTAGCCCAATACCTACCAACTTTAGCCTACAGACTAAGATGGATTGGTGGAAAAATAAAAAGAGTGAAGGTGATAAAGGGGGAAGCTTTAACCTACAGCTTTACCTAGACTACCTCAGCACATTAGATAATAACCCTATAAAAAAAGACAAATGAAAACAGCAATAATTATTTTAATGGTACTTTGGGCAATTAACTTGTTAACAGTAGCATATTTACATGGTAAAGAAAAATTAACTACTCATAATATCTTTCATACAATAATTGCACAATCTATTAACATAGGTTTGTTGTATTGGGCAGGATTATTTGATTAGTCATTAAATCAGAATATTATGAAGACAGCAGTACAGCAAGTATTCTCTGAACTAGAGGCACTATTCCCCAACTACTTTAATGTGTACACCACAGAAGGCAAAGAGTTTATTAACCACTTTCATAAGTATCTAGCAATAGAAAGAGAGCAGATAGAGGAAGCATATAATGTTGGTTATTACATGAATAAGGATAACTCAATTATGAATTGTGAAGGATATTACGAGGAAACCTTTAAACCTGAGAGCAATGAACCAGTATAGGATGATGAGAGTGATAAAGCTAATACAGTTTTTACAGGTTAAGCCTAGGCCTGTACACTCAATGGCTAGATACTTAGGCATAAGCACTAGATCAGTTTACAGATACTTAAAGATGTATGAGAAAATTGGTTATGATGTGCAGAAAGATGATAACTACAAATACTACATAAATGAAACGCTTTAAAGTAACCTATAACTATTTTGATGGTGGTAAAAAGAGGATAGCCATCAGAATACTAGAAGCCCTGGATAGAGACCATGCAATAATGATAATGGCTATGTGGCCACAACTAATACTAAAAGTAGAACAGTATGAAAAAATATAGAGTATGGCTAGAGGATAGCGTAGAGCCTGAAGGTGGCTTTTGGTGGGAGTGCTACCTAGGTAAGGATGGTAAGCTGCATGACTACACCTACACAGATGAGCAAGCAGATACACCTCAGTGGTATATTGATAATGGCTATAAAGTAGAAGAGCTATGAATGTAAAGATAGAAGTAATTAGAAGGTATCCATTTGAAAGCACTGCTCTAATAGCTAAGGATCTAGGAATAAGCAGAAGCAAGGTTTATAATATAGCCTACAGATATAAGCTGCTAAAGGATCCTGTATATCTTAAGACTGCATCTAGTGGTAGATATGAGGCAGGGATGAGAAATGGTGAGGCCTTCCAATTTAAGCCAGGGCATGAGCCTCATAACAAAGGTAAAAAGATGCCTGCAGAAACTTATGAGAAGGTAAAAAAGGCAATGTTTAAACAAGGGCACAAGCCACATAACACAAAGCCCATTGGAACCATACATGTAAGAGCTGATAAAACAGGTAGACTGTACCAATATGTAAAGATTAAAGATAGCCACTGGGAACTATTACAACGGCATGTATGGACTCAGGCAAATGGAGAGATACCTGCAGGATGTGTTATCAATTTTATAGATGGTAACTACCTGAATTGTGAGCTCAGTAACTTGCAAGTAAAGACCAGGGGAGAAATGGCAATAATGAACAGCATACACAGATACCCTGCAGAGGTTAGGGATCTAATTAAATTAACTAACAAATTAAAAAGTAAAACAAATGGCAAACAACAAACTAAGTGATCTAAGAGATCATATCTTTATGGCATTAGAAAGATTATCTGATGAGGGATTAACAAGTGAGCAGGTAGCTCAAGAGGTGGATAAGGCTAAAGCAATAGCTCAGCTATCATCTACCATCATAGCCAGTGCAAAGGTGGAGATAGACTATATCAATGCAGTAGGATTAATAGATAGCCAAAGTGAGCTGTTTAAATCAGTAAACCCAAAACTAATAGCATGAGCAGACTAGAAGAGGTGCAATACATCATAGATAAATTTGACTTAAAAGAAAAATGCAGGTATATGCCTGTGCTATATCGCAGATACTACCTATATCATGTACTCCAAAAGGATGGTATGACACTATCACAAATTGGTAGGCTGTTTAGTCAAAGCCATGCAACAGTGATAAATGGTATGACAAAGCACAACATCTACACAAA